CACCAGGAACAGCGGTACCGGGAGTAATTGTTGCGGTGTATGAGGATTGTTTATTAGATAGTGCGGGGTCTGAGAATGTATTAACGTTTGTAGTTCTGATGATGCCCTGTCTGTTGACTGGACCGTAGAAGTTAAGTTTCATTGTGAAGTTGAGTGTCCAAATAATGGCTCTTCTTTGAGTAAAGTCACCTTCGTACTCATCTTCATATGTAATGTTGTCCAGAATAACAGGTAAGTCATTCTTAATGCCCATTGCAGGTATTGCATTAAGAGTCAAGTTATAGTCAGGATTAAAGTAAGGTAGAATCTGTTCGATAATTTGTAGCCCATCATCTTGGTTCTTCGTATACACATACAAAGTCATTGCAATGTTATAAGGGGTTGGAGCGTACTGGGCGTTTAAAGAAGTAGTAGACGTACCGTTTAATGCTCTATTCTGCTGGACCAGACTGACTCTCCTATTAGGATCATAAGTCAAACTTATCATCTCAAACCCAAGTCTTGGTAAAAAGGTCTGAAAGTTTTGTTCGAAGGAATTAGGTTGTGCGGCAATTCTAGCTAAGAACTTTTGTTTAGGAGAATATGCCAAGGGAACACGAAGGGTCTGAGTAATATTACCACTAGAATCTAATCTATCTATGTGGATGTTATTAAACATATTACCAAAAGCCACGATTGACTTTCGAATAGTTCCCCAATAAAATTTATCAAACATTTATTTCTCCGAACGGGTTTCTCTCGGAGAAGTCCAGTACGGAAATCTCACTTCTAAAGTCTTCATTATCTACATTAGGTAATATTGTACCTAAGTTGTAGGATTGAAGTATAATGCCTGCTGGGCTATACTCTTCTAGCAACGCTCTATCACCGCTCTCAAGCAGCAAATTGAACGCGTTAATATCTAATGAATCACCAGAAGCAATACTATCAATCTCTGATACCCCCGTATCAAAGACCTCAGAAGAGTACTGCATTAACTCACATTGGAGTTTATAGACGTATAACTTACCTACCTGAAAGAATGGGTCTGTAGATTCTACTCGTTTAATTTCAAAGAATGCTTTTGTTAATGGGAAGTAAATAATATCACCTTCAGCCGGTCTGGTAGTCAGAACAGCATCGCCAGATCTTGCAATTACCTCATCCCATCTTCTTCTGGATACAATAAAGGTTGCTGTATCTCTAAACTCAACCCCAAATTTAGTTAACAGATCTCCGTCCCCTTCAAACCCGGTAACGTTCTGCATGTACATTTCTAGAGGGTATGCCGATGAGTACTTATTAAGTACATCCTCTCCCAGAATATCATCTTCATTAACCGATTTTCTAGGTATGTAGTACGTGTCAAACCCGTATATCTTCAGGCACTCTATAATAATATCTTCCATGAGTAATTGCTCTGAAGATCTGCCTCCAGGTATACCAGATTGAAAATAGAAATTCGTTGCCATTATTCGGTATATCCACGTGGATTAGTTGTTGCCTTAATGGTATAATCCATAGGTGGGCTGATGAGATAAGCTAAATACATTCTCAACCTGTAAAGAAGTCCACAGGGAGTTCGTAGGTAGATCTAACTTCATCTTTTAACTCTTTTATCTCTTCCATCGCTTCATCAAAGATCTTTTGACCATTCAACGTTACACCACCTGGTAATTGAACGCCTTCGAACTTCTTAAGATTAATACCCCATTGACGCTTAATTAAAGCAGTAGTGTATCTCTTTAGATATCCGTCATTGTATACATCGGTAAACGTATCAGGGTCAAGCATACGATAGGCCTCGATAATAATGTAATCTCCGATAGCCAGATCACCCCCATCCCCCCAGGTTAAATCGATATGCAATCTATTCATATGGCGATTAAACCTAACAGGCTTTTGTCCTGTCATCAGGTCGTTGATTAAATTAATATGCATCTTTAACATCGTAAAATACTGAATATCTGTATTAGTTAAAGACTGAATGTTGTTTAGCATCAACTGATACTTGGCATCAAAGAAGCTGATACTGTTTGATCTACTTGATAGCGGTAACGTTCTTACAACACTTAATACTGAATCATTTAAGGTAACGTACTTGTTATCAAAGTTACCGAGTGTTAAGGAAGTAAGTACTGCCGATGTACCAGAAACAGCACCAGTTATCGTTTCTCCAGGTGTAAACGTTTCTGCAGTATTCTTTACATATACTTTATTGGCGGCAAAAGCAGCATGAACAAATGTTGTAGCACCAGAAGATGCACCTGTAATCTTTTCACCAATAGAGAAGTTAGCAGCATTAACACCAACGATTTGTAAAGTGGATGCAGTTATTTGTTCTTTAAGGTATACAGCTTCAACCGCATCATAATGAAAGTCTCTGTAGAACTGTATGGCCTCGTCAACACGGTCTTCTAATTGATCGTCGTCAACGTTAATTTCAAGTACTGGATGGCCTAGTGATCTGAGGCAATAATCTATAAGGTTTTGTCTAGATGAAGGTGAAGACATTGTATCTTTCCTAATTTATATGGTATATTTATAAGGAAAGGACCCTAAGGTCCTTTTCATTTTCTTCAAGCTTCGACTAAACTTACATATCAGGCGGCATCAAGAGCTGTCTTACGAGCCCAGACCCAATCGGCTGCTGCAGAGGGGTCAAAAGGAATTGTAGCTTCTGGGTTCTCTGGTTGAGTAGGATCCCGTTCAGTCCAACTAGATCCAACAGCTGTTAGATAGGTTAGCAAGTCAGCTTTAGTAGGAATAATTTCAGCATCTCCAACATCATCATTCTCTGATAAGCCGATCATAACCATATCTCGGGGACTGGGTGTTGAAGGGTCTCCAACAACATATACACCACCTACACCTTCAGGGTGCAGGCATAGGAAAGTAGGGATAGTACCCTCAGCAGTTAGACGATATTTAATGCAGTGATGTGCCATTTAAAGCTCCTTGTTGGGCGTATTGCCCTGAAAAAAGGTGGGCGCCAAAGTGTCCGAGAACACACCAAGGGGCAGCCCAGACTGTACCTCCGTGTTCACGATACATATGGCAGAAATTGTAATCTTCAGATAGTAATTCGTTCTTTACATTCTGAACTTTAAAATAATCATATATTTTATCATTTGTATTTATAGTTACCCCACCATTGACGTACCAACCAACATGAGGTTTAACCTTTTCAAATACATCTCTTCGTATTAACATAAATCCCGTACCAATATGTTTAACTTGAAACGGAAGATTAGGAGCAATCATCTCGTGATTTTCTAATTTATTAATATTAAAAATACCTGTAAGAGCAGGTAGGTTAGGGTGATTAAGAATAGCTCCTTGTCGAACCTTATCCCAATTAATACCCTTCATTGGAACGGGGCCTCCAATTATACCCTTATCTGCCTTAATCATAAGTGCAATATCATTAGCTACAAACTTTTGATCTGCATCAATAAACATCAGATGAGTTGCATCCGGTATTGACATAAAGTGATGGGCGATAGTATTACGACCCCGCTGAATTAACGATTCATTACCTAGAAAGATACAGGTAAGTTTAATATTATTAACTAAGCATGCCTCTTTTAGTTCAAGAAGAGATTGTGTATACTCCGTACACATCATGCCCCCATAACAAGGGGTACCAATAACGATATGCATTAGACTTCCTCTTCAGGCTTATCGTAGGTAAGTATATTAGTTAAACTAGACTTATCAAAAATACTAAAACCTCGACGCTGGGCAAATTTCTCCGGGTCACCTTGCCACTTATCTGCACATGCCTCTAACCACTTCATAGTCATTTCATGGGTGGGAGCAGTACCATTGGCAATTAATTGATTTTCCATATTAAGGTATGCAAACATCTCAGCCTGGGCTTGCGCGGCATTAATACCTAGGTCAAACAAGTAAATAAGATTACCTTCATCAATCATACCATTACGTGAGCGGGCTGCACTAAGTGCCTGCTTCATACAAGTCATAATATGGTATCGAGCCTCTTCCTTCTCGTAATCTTCTTCAGTAATTTCATTCTTACCAGCCTTCTCTAGCAATTGTGCATGCTGGTTGACCATGAAATTCATTTTACGTAAAGCACCATTGACATGGTTTTGCGTGCCTTCTAAATGGCTATTAATTTCCAGAATTTCTACTTCAAGTAACTCTATGTCTAGAGGATCGGTAGCAGATTCAAGTTCAGCAGTCTTGCGCTTTAGCTCAATCTGTTTTTTACGTAAACCGATGTACGCTTCTTGTAATGCCGATTTTGTTCTATCAATCTCAGCCAATGTATGCTTGATAGAACGTATTGGTGTGATTGCCGTTACGTCTAGTGTCACCGACATGAACTGGCTGTGAGACTTATGGAAGTTGCTGGTGTCCCTAACAACTGCCGGCATCCTTGCATCAATATTTTGCAACATAACCCCATACTCAGGCTTACTGGTGGATGCAATTGCGGTATTAATATTTTTAATAATTAAATCATTCATTTATTTTTCCTTAATGTAAACATAGTGTACTCTATTATATATGATGCTGTAAAAGAAGTCAATGGTTTTTTTTATTATAACCCCCCGGGTTCATGTTGCCAAGGATTAGTTCATTGCTCAAAGGGTTCTCCTGTTTGTGGGGGATTTTTATTATAGGCCGCCATGTACTGTTGATGTTGCCGCAAAATTATCTCTGGCATAAGTTAAATCACCAAAATCAGTTGCATTACCTGTGGTAGCAATCGTAATGTATTGAATTACATTTGTTTGCGTACCCGAATTACCGCCAGCAAAAATACCCCTAGTCGATGATGATGTACCTGCCATTACGGACGTAGCGCTTAACAAATCTCCAAAATCTGTAGCATTACCTGTTGAAGCAATGGTCACATACTGGATTACATTTGTGTTAGAAGGTGTACCCCCACCACCAATTACTCCTCTTGTTCCAGATGAACAAGACGCTGAAGATGCGTTTGTAGCTAATAAATCGCCAAAATCGATAGCATTTCCTGTAGTGTCTATTGTTGCGTAACTAATTACATTAATATTAGTGCCCGTATTATTACCACCAGAAAAAATACCACGGGTTGTAGAAGAAGTTGCTGAGAATTGATATGTTATACCTAGCAAATCGCCAAAGTCGGTAGCGTTTCCTGTAGTGGCAATTGTTACATAACTAATAACATTGCTTGCGTCACCCGTAATTGCACCGCCCATTGACAAAGCTCTGGTTGAATTTGAACAAGCCGCCATTTGGGTTGTTCCAACTGCTAAATTTCCAAATGTTGAAAAAGAACCAGATGTTGCTATTGTTGTAAAGCGAATAGCTGTTTGTTTTGCACCCGCACTGGTAGAGCCACCAAAACACAAAGCCCGTGTTTGTGATCCTGCGCCGGGCAATTGATAAACTTCCGCATTTAAGTCACCAAAGTCAATTGCATTGCCAGTAGAGCTAATCAATACGTAATCAACAATATTTACAGTAGTCGCACCGTTACCACCCATAAATAAAGCAATAGGCGCAATACTACCCGCCGTAGGCCACAGGCCTTGCTTGGTCCAAAAAGCTGCCTCGTCCATTGTCCAGACCCCGGAAGCTACCCCGTCTTGATAAGGACCAGTAGGTGCTACAGCTACAGGTCTAATAATACCTGCACTCCATGATGATATTGCCATTTTTATAGACCCCCGTGGCAGTTAGAACAACTAGTTAACTGTTCTCGTGCAACAGTTAAGTCGCCAAAGTCGGTTGCGTTGCCAGTTGTTGCAATTGTGACATATTGAATAACGTTAGTTTGTCCGCCGCCAGTTTGTCCGCCAGCATTAACGCCTCTTATAGTTGAGGAGCAAGACCCTATGTTGCGATTGGCAAGTAGAAGATCACCAAAATCTGTAGCATTTCCTGTTGAAGCAATTGTGACGTAGTCAAGGACGTTGCTAAATAAAGTACCAGTATAGCCGCCAGAGAAAATTGCTCTTGTATCGCTAGAGAAAGAACCTCGACCATACGCTGCAACTGTAGCATCACCAAAATCAGTTGCATTTCCTGCGGAAGCAATTGTTACATAGTTGATGGTATTAGATGCTGTTGATGATCCATAGCTATAACCAAGCATCATCACACCGCGTGTAGATGAGCCAGCTCCGCTTGTTGCAAAAGAGCCTTGAGTTGTATCTCCAAAATCTGTTGCGTTACCCAACGATGCAATCGTAATATATTGAATAACATTTTGGCTTTGTACGCCGTTAAAAAACACACCTCTGGTGGAGTTGGACAAGGCACCCATACTTCTATTTGCCGCCAACAAATCACCAAAGTCTAAGGTATTTCCACCTGTGCTAAAAGTTGTGTATTGAATTACATTTATTTCGCCAACGGAATCCTGTCCACCGCCACAAACAGCCCTGCTTGATGACGCAACACCTGATAAGTTCAATGTTTCAGTTGCCGCAATCAAATCTCCAAAGTCTGTTGCGTTTCCAGTTGTGGTGATGGTTATTGTGTCAATAACGTTTGATTGACCAGAGGCTGGAGCGCCCCCCATAAAAAGAGCTGTGGGTAAGCCTGTCCAATTACCAGACCCAATAGCTTGGTACTGCGCAGTGAGTGTCCATACACCTGAATAGCTTGGCATTTATAGACCTCCGTGACAGTTAGAAAGCGCTGTACATTTTTGACCGCCAGCAGATGAGCTAATCAAATCTCCAAAGTCTGTAGCATTGCCTATAGAAGCTATGGTGACGTAATCCATAATGTTCGTAATAGAAGACGTTGTAGTACCACCGCAGAAAACACCTCTTGTCTTGGAAGAAAGAGCGGCTGGGCCTTCTTGCCTTTCGGCAGTTAGGTCGCCAAAGTCAGTTGTATTTCCTGTTGTTGCAATGGTCGCATACTCGACAACGTTTGAAGCGCCGCCGGGACCACCAGCGCCGCCGCCACCCCAAATAATTCTGGTAGAACTAGAACAAGCGCCGTGGTATCTTTTTGCAAGCACAGTCAAATCACCAAAATCTAATGCGTTGCCTGTAGTAGCAAT